TATCTATCCCGCAACCCAACGACGATGTCAAGCCCATCTACGCTGAACCTGAACCCGTACCCTTTTGAATCCCGACCCACTCCTGGGCAACAGGCACAGATATTCAGGACAGCGATGGGTTTTCCCTTGGGGACGCCAGGTGACATCGAGGCAGTCTACCTTCAGGACAAGCTAATCCGCGAAGAATACGCAGAGTTGATTACAGCTCCACCAGACGATGAGAACGAACTGAAAGAGCTTGCTGATCTCGTCTTTGTCTGCTTCCAAGCTGCGGCTCTTCGCGGGTGGGATCTCGATGAAGCCCTGTACCGGGTCTTCCAGAGTAACATGAGCAAGCTCGATGATGAAGGCAAACCGATACGTCGAGCTGACGGCAAAGTCTTGAAAGGCCCCAACTACCAACCACCTGATCTGAGTGACCTTGTATGAGTAAAAAGTTTCCCAGTGGAGACAACTGGTGGGATTGGGGCTGGGAACGAAAGTCTCCCCAGCAACCTGCAGTCTGCAGAGCCTGCGGCGGTGACATCCAGAAAGGAGGTGAAGCGGTTTGCTTGTACACCAGAGTGTCCAACAACAGCGGCCCGATCTACTTCCACCCTCAATGCGTACCCACTCCGTCTGATCTCGACAACCTCTCATGACCACCCCAGTTCCTAACAAAATTGCCCGCACCGGCCGTGTCCAATCCTGGCTCGATGACCCAACCTCCCGACTCCCAGTCTCCTGCACAGTCTTCGTCGTGGATGACACGATGGAGGGCCCGAATGGTATCGAAGCCTCATGGCGATTCGTTTCCCATGCTCTCCGCTATGGTGCTGGAGTTTCTGTACATCTTAGCCAGCTTCGTCCTCGTGACAGTGATAACGGTCGGGGGCTGGTATCGAGCGGCCCTGTCTCGTTTGCGCGGATCTATTCGGCCCTGAATGAGACCCTCCGTCGTGGTGGTGTCTACAAGAATGGAGCAGTAGTGCTGCATCTAGACATCACCCACCCGGACATCTTGGAGTTCATCAATACTCCTCGATCTGAACTGCCGTGGGTGAAGCGGTGTGTAGATCTGACTGAGCCACAGTGGCATGACGCATCAGCCGAGGTCAAGGCTGCCGTCCTCCTAGGTATTGCCTCTGGCGACATCTGGTTGAGTAAGATCAAGCATGATGTTTATGGTGATCGAGTCTACGGTAACGTCTGCTTGGAGGTCTACCTCAAGAACCGTGGAACCTGCCTACTCCAGCACGTCAACGCTGGTGCCTGCACAATCGCTAATCTCCACCATGCCTTTGCTCAAGGAATGCAGGAGCTCTGTGTACTACACAGCTTAACTAGAGTAGAAGACTCCGGAGAGTATCTGGACCCAGCGATCGATAGGCAGGTTGGTTTGGGTATCCTAGGTTTTGCCAACTTCCTCGCAATCAACAAAGTCACCTATGCTCAGCTGGCTGATGCCTTTGACCGCTATTTTACCGGTCCAATGCCGATTTCCTTAACATCTGCTGATCGTATCGTCTATGCTTTAGTTGAGGGTATTGACTGGGCAGAAGAAATTGCGGAGCACTTCAGTATGCAGAGGGCCTTCGCCATCGCTCCCACTGCTTCTTGCTCCTACAAGAACGTCGACCTCCTAGGCTTTACCACGGCTCCCGAGATCGCCCCTCCGATCAGCCGTACGGTTGACCGAGACAGCGGAACCTTCGGCGTCCAGAGCTTCGACTACGGCAACGTGGAGACAGCTGAAGAGGTAGGCTACGAAACCTTCCGCCGAGTGGCCGATGGGGTCGTTCGACTTCTCACCGAGACCGGTCTCTTCCACGGCTACAGCTTGAACAGCTGGAGCGATCAAGCCACCTACGACGAAGCCTTCATCGAAGAGTGGTTGCAGTCCCCTCAGACGAGTCTCTATTATGCTCTTCCGACGATCTCGGATTCCCAGGACAAGTCGAACGTCCTCGCCGGCCTCGGTGACGATGCTTACGACTCCCTGTTCGCTCCCCTGGATATTCCCCAGGTGTGCGGCCTCACCCCTGATACCTGTGTGAGCTGTGCCGAGTAGTAAGGTGTGTCCGCGCTGTGGTGTGGATAAACCGGCCTCTGCATACCACAGAGATAAGCATAAAGCTACCGGACTTAAGTCTGAGTGCATCGAATGTAAGCGGTCAGCGGATCAGTCAACGTACAGTCCCACTAAGCGGCGATCTGACTACTTACTCCGTAGGTACGGAATCGCTGCTGAGCAGTACGATCAGATGCTGGCTGAGCAGAGCGGATGTTGTTACCTATGCGGCACCAGTTCTCCTAGGACCAACGACAGTCGTTTTATGGTCGATCACTGCCATACGACTGGGCGCGTACGTCGACTCCTGTGCCATAAATGCAACTCCGGTCTGGGTCTATTCAACGAAAACACTACTCTACTTTCCGCTGCGATTCAGTATCTAAATGAGCACCAGCCTGACTTACAAACAAGCGTATGACCACATCCTCGATCGTAAGCGTCCCTGGACACCCGTCCGACCGGTTGCCGGTGAGTTTGTTCCTGGAGCCCGTGATGTCCTTCTCCGCTCCCTTACGTTGCGCCAACTGGAACTCCCAGTCGGTGCCTTCATTAAAAGTGCTGTAGGCCGGGATGTGCCCAACGAAGCCCGAGAGCTTCTGACCTCCAACGTCATCGATGAAGAGCGACACGATCAGGCCCTGAACTACATCGTGGAGGTCCATCCAACGGATCCTCTCGATGAACTGGAAGCCTTTCGCATCACAGAGTCGGTCAACGATCACCCAGATCACACCGTCGTAAAGGCCATGGTCCTGGAGCGGAGCATCTTCTTCGTCCTCCTGCCAATGTTCCGGTTCCTTGGTGACGCTGGCCTCCGCACCGTGTCGAGCGACATCAGCCGCGACGAGCAGTGCCACGTTATGGCCAACAGCCTGGTCTGCCAGCAGCTGGGCCACACCTTCAGCAACTCCCTGGACACCCTCCGCAAGGAGATCATCCAGTGGGTGGTCGAGCCTCTGCCCGAGTTCAACCTGGAGAACCGCTACCTCAGTCGGTCGTTCTGGGTTCAGCAGTCCGACAACCTGCTCTACACTGGTAAAGCTGAAGGTCTCCAGGAAACCCGCCGTGCTCGGATGCCGGCCTTCTTTGAGCACAACAACCAGAACCTACCCGCCTACGCCTGATTACTATGTCTGATTGGGAAATTTAATCCACCATGCCTATCACACTCTCACAGTTCATGAATGAAGCTCCGGAAATCAGTCTTCTGGAAAAGGGGCCAGTTATCAGCAAGCCACTAACCGAGCAGCTGCTGCACGATATTGCTAGGTCGTTCCCCTTGAAGGCTCCTCGCAAGGACGACACTATTGAAACGCTGATGTGGTCTGGTGGCCAACAAGAGGTTGTCGAGTGGATTAAAGAGTACATCAACCAATTAGTGCATCCAACTTAATGTTCCAACAGATTGTACCGAGTGCGTCCCAAAGGTTTTTTCGACTCAACCTGACCCCCGCTCAGATGCTCCAAAAGCAGACCTGGGAGAAGGAGGGATACAAACTTGCAGAAAGCCAAGACGCAATTCCTGCTGGTGCCGAGCAGCGAACCTTCACGGTTCCCGGCACGTTCAACATCATGGCCCAGTCTCAGGGGCGGGCGGGCGCACAAAACTTCCAGAACCAACCTCAGAACTTCTTGTTCTACAAAGGTGGCACTGAGGAGAAGCCTGCCGCCCCGAGCCCAGCGCCCTCTCCTGTTGAGCCGGCTCAAGCTGGATCTAGCGGTAACGCCCCCGGTAACCCCCAACTGCAGATCCCCGGCATCAACGTCCGTCTGACGGGCGAGCAGATCGGCATCAAGCCGGCAGTCAGCTCCGCACGACGAGAGAAGCAAGTCTCTAGGGGCTCTTCTCGATTAACTATCCCCCGTTCATCTGGAGCCTCTGGGCTCAACTTAGGTATGTAATGTCCGCACAGAACAGATACGAGTCTCTCAAAGCGTATCGTTCTCACTTTCTCGACATAGCCGTTCAATGCTCTCGACTGACCCTACCTTACCTCATTCAAGAGGAGGGCCAGGATGGGAGAATGTCAACAGTAAATCTTGAAACCCCCTGGCAAAGTGTAGGGGCCAAAGGAGTTGTAACTCTGGCATCCAAACTGATGCTTGGACTCTTTCCTACTCAAACCAGCTTCTACAAGCTGCAGCTCGACAAAGCCACACTCAGGCAGCAGTTGCCCCCACAGGCAATCGAAGAGCTTGAGCAAGCCATGGCAGCTATCGAGCGCCAGATAGGTGACGAGATCAATGCTTCCACGGACAGGGTAGTCCTCAACCACGCCTTCAAGCATCTAGGCTGTGGTGGTAACTATCTACTGTTCATGGGCCAAGACTC